TAAACTGCCCGAAACGGGAGGAAACATGACCGCCACGTTTCGTGCCGTGTTCGGCGCCGGCAAGTGGGAGGCGTGCGCGTCAACCGACAAGGCGATCGGCCGCGTGAGTGCGGTCGGGCTCGCAGTCTCCTACGACCGCGACACAGCCACGATCGGCGCGACTGACGGCGAGTCGGTCGGCGTTGTTGATCGTCGGCCCGGCGCTGGCTGGCTGGTGCCCGAGGCGCGGCGGCTGCAGGAGACCTACGGATGCGCGGTCGTCATTGCGGGCACCGGGCCCGCGTCTGACCTGATCCCCGCGCTCGAGGCCGCTGGCGTACGACTCACCATCGCCAAGGGCAATGACCAGGCCGACGCGTGCGCGGGCATCTTCGACGCGGTGCGCGAGCGTCGACTGATTCACCCCGAGCACCCCGAGCTGACCGCCGCCGTCATCGGCGCGCACAAGCGATTGCGCGAGGACCGTTGGGTCTGGGATCGCCGCAACTCCGCCCACGACATCAGCCCGCTCGAGGCCGTGACCCTCGCCCTGTGGGGCGCTAGTACCCCAGAGTCCGAGCCGTCCGCGTACTACCTCTAAGGAGGCCCGATGCGTCTCGCCCTGCTCGCCCTCCTGCTCGGATCGGCCCTGGTCATCTCTGGCCTGTGGATGGCATGGCCGCCGCTCCCTCCGATCGTCGTGGGCGCCGCGCTGCTGGCGTTCGGCCTGACCCGCGAAACCCCTGACGAGGCGGCGAAGTGAAGGTCTGGGAATCGCTGTTCGTGCGCGCTGAACGGCTCTCGCCGGACTACGGCGCATCGCTGCTGATGAGCTCGTTCGGGAAGCCGAACGACGAGAAGATCCTGCCCGGCTTCCACAACGCGGCCCAGGCGTACGGCTCGAACGCGATCCTGTTCGGCATCGTCCTGACCCGCCTGCAGTTGTTCTCTGAGGCCGAGTTCAAGTTCCAGAACCTTGCTGACAAGTCGCTGTTCGGTACGCCTGCTCTGGACAAACTGGAGAACCCATGGCCGGGTGGCTCGACTGCTGAGCTGCTGGCCCGCATGGAGCAGGACGCCTCGCTTGCTGGCAACGCCTACATCCGCGACACGGGCTCTCAGTTGGAGCGGCTGCGCCCTGACTGGGTGACGATCTGCTCTGAGATCGTGCGCGATCCCAAGACGGACACCGAGGTTCGTCAGGTCATCGGCTACTACTTCGAGCCGCCCGCCAATGACGGTCGCGAGCCTGCGTTCTACCCGGTTGACGAGGTGGCCCACTGGTCGCCCATCCCTGACCCACTGGCCTCGTTCCGCGGCATGTCGTGGATGACCCCGGTCCTGCGTGAGATCGACGCCGACCAGCAGATGACCGACTACAAGCGGGCCTATCTGAACAACGCGGCCACCCCGAACATGCTCGTGAAGTACTCGACCAAGGTCGGGCAGGAGAAGATCGACCGCCTGGCCAAGCAGATCGCGGCCCGTCATGGCGGTTCGAACAATGCGTTCCGAACCCTGATCCTCGACGAGGGCGCCGACGCCACGGTGATGGGCAACTCGTTCGAGCAGATGCGCTTTGCCGAAGTGCAGTCGGCCGGCGAGAACCGGATCGCTGTCGCGGCCGGAACCCCGGCCATCGTCGTGGGCCTCAAGGAAGGGCTCGACGCCGCAGGCTGGTCGGTCTACACCAACGCGATGCGCCGGTTTGCCGACATCACCATGCGCCCGAACTGGCGCGGTGCGTGCTCGGCTCTGTCCAAGCTCGTCGTGGTTCCTGCTGACTCGCGCCTGTGGTTCGACACCTCCGCGATTGCAGCTCTGCAGGAGGGCGAGAAGGAACGCGCCGACACCATGCAGGTGCTTCTCGCCGCCGCGGCGTCGGGGATCAACGCGGGCTGGGAGCCGGCCTCGGTCATTGCCGCACTCGCCGCCACCGACGTGACCCTGCTCAAACACACCGGCATGGTGTCCGTTCAGCTCCAGGCGCCCGGCTCGTTGACCCCGCCACCCGCGCGATCGGCTCCTGCTGGCGCAGTGTGCGTGGTCCCCGAATGCTTGTCCCCCGCTACCGCTCTCCGCGTCTGCGCGGATGGCGACGACCACGACGAATGGGTCTGCAACATCCATCAGGAGGCATCATGACCGACTCACTGTCGCGCGCATTCGTCGCCGACATCGAGGTCCGCTCGGGTGGCGACGGCCGCACAGTGTCGGGCATCGTCGTCCCGTTCGGCCGCGTTGCTCGGGTGAGTGACGGCGGCGCGTCCTACGACGAGGCTTTCGAGAAGGGCTCGTTCGCCAAGACGATCCGCCAGCGCGGCGATCGGGTGAAGTTGCTCAGCCAGCACAACGCTCGCGCCAACCCGCTCGGCCGGGCGACCGCTCTCCGTGAGGATGAGGCCGGGCTGTACGGCGAGTTCCGCGTCTCTGCCACGGCGGCTGGTGACGAAGCGCTCGAGCTGCTTCGTGACGGCGCTCTCGACTCGTTCTCAGTGGGCTTCGCCCCGATCAGCCACGCCAAGCGGGGGCGCGTCACCTGGCGCACCGAGGTCGCGCTGCGCGAGGCGTCCCTTGTCACCTTCCCTGCCTACGAGGACGCGCGCGTTGAAGCCGTGCGGATGCTCGAGGGCCTGTCCGAGGAGGACATGCGGATGCTCGCGGACCGCCTCCTCGTGAACCTTCCAGACCTTCGGTCGGCCGTTGAGGCCACCGAGTTGGGCACCCTCGCCGAGGTCGCCCCTGTTGAGTCCGGACCGGCAGACGCCACTCCGCTCGACGTTTCCAAGCAGTTCCGTTCCCTGCGCCGTCTGGCGAGGGAGAAGGGGGTTCTCCTATGAGCACCCGCATTGAGGCGCTGGCTGGCGAACTCGAGACCCTGCGGTCCGAGATCACCGAGCTCGACGCCATCGACGAGCCCACCGAAGAGCAGGTCGTGCGCTACGACGCCGCCCTGGTCGAGTGGGACACCAAGAAGGCCGAGCACGACACGCTCGCCGCGCGCGCCGAGAAGGTCGAGGCCGTTCGCTCGGCTTCGCTCCACGAGGTCAACCGTGAGGTCACCGCTCCCGCCGCCATCATCAAGCGGGACGCGTTCGAGGGCATCGACTCGATCCGCACCATGGACGACTCGGGTCGCGACATCCGCGAGATGGCGTTCCGCGCCTTCGAGGACAAGGCCGTCACCCGCGGCACGTCCGACGAGGCGATCGCGGCGCTGGTCGACCGGATCGAGAACGTGAAGGGCGCTGCCCGCCACGCGCTCCTGTTCGGCACCCCCGCCTACCGCGAGGGCTTCGCCGAGTACATGCGCACCCAGGGCAAGAACCCGGTGTTCACGCCCGAGCAGGCCGACGCCATGCGTTCGGCGATGTCCCTGACCAGCGCCACGGGTGGCTACGGCCTCCCGACGCTGATCGACCCGACCCTGATCCACACGGGTGCCGCGACCAAGAACCCGGTTCGCAGCATGTCGCGGGTCGCGCAGGGTACGCAGAACGTGTGGCACGGCGTGAGCGTCGGCAACGTGGCGGTCTACCGCAAGGGTGAGGGTTCGGCGTTCACCGCCGGCGACCCTGCCTTCGCTGGCCCGTCCGTCACCGCGTCCATGCTGACCGCCTACGTCACGCCGTCCTTCGAGCTCCTCGAGGACTTCGTGAGCCTGCAGGCACAGCTGCCCGGCCTGATCGGTGAGGCGTTCGACTTCAAGGAGAGCACCGAGTTCATCACCGGCTCGGGCTCCTCGGCGCCGCTCGGCATCGTGACCGCCATCTCCGGCACCGCCGGCTCGACGGTCACCTGCACCACGCGTGGCGCGTTCACGACCGCTTCGGCCGTGGACATCTTCGCGCTCGTCAACGCCGTGGCTACCCGCTACGAGGACAGCGTGACCTGGCTGGCCAACAAGGCGACGTTCAACACGATCCGGCAGATGCCGACCGCGGCGAACGCTCTCCCGATCTGGTCGGACTACTCGGCTGCGCTCGGCATGCCGCTGCTCGGTTCCCCGATCGCTCGGGCCTCCGACATGGCGACCGCGCAGACCTCGGGCACGAAGCTGATCGTGCTGGGCGACTTCTCCCAGTACGTCATCTACGACCGCCTCGGCGTCCAGGTCGAGTTCATCGACAACGTGGTGGACGGCTCGGGTCTCCCGACCGGCCAGAGGGGAATTATCGCCTACAAGCGAAATGGCGCCAACGTCACCGACGTGGACGCGTTCCGCATCCTCAACACCTGATCAACGTAGGGCAGGCGGCCTAAGCAACCGCCTAGAGAGCCCCGGTCTCCTCTGTGGACCGGGGCTCTCGCCTGCCCGGCAAGCACGACCAGCCAGCAGAGAGAACTCAACAGAGGGGCCACCCATGAGCAACAAGCGCAAGTCTGCCGCCGCCCGTGTTGCGAAGCCGCACGTCACCGCGGCGACCACTGACCGGGTCGTGCTCGCCTACATCCACCCGGGCGAGACCTCGGCGTACTTCACCCAGGGGCTCGTGAACCTGCTCATGTGGGATCAGGCCACCTCTCGCCGCGTGGTCGGCTGCCTCAACGAGTGGTCATCGGCCAACGTGTCGGCCTCGCGCAACAACCTCACGGCCCGGTTCCTCGAGGAGTATGACGCCGAGTGGCTGCTGTGGATCGACGCCGACATGGCCTTCGAGCACGACGCACTGGACCTGTTGCTTGCCTCTGCGGACCCCACCGACCGCCCGATCGTCGGCGGCCTGTGCTTCGGGATGTCGATGGGCGCACTGTTCCCCACGATCTACCAGTTCATGGAGACCGAGGACGGCGGCGTGACCACCGTCCGCGTGGGCGAATACCCCGACGACTCCCTCGTCCCCTGCGCCGCCACGGGTGCCGCGTTCGTGCTGATCCACCGCAAGGCGCTCGAGGCCATCCGCGACCGGCAGTACAGCGGCGCGTTCCCGTGGTTCCAAGAGACCGACCACGGCGGCCAGCCCGTAGGCGAGGACATCACCTTCTGCATCCGAGCCACGCTGCTCGGCTTCCCGATCCACGTGAACACCGCCGTGAAGATCGGGCACCACAAGTCCACCGTGCTCACCCACGACATGTTCCAGGCGCAGAGAGCGAGGTCGGACGATGGCGATTCTCTCGCTGGCTGAGGCAAAGGTCGCGCTGGACATCAGCGTGACCGACTATGACGCCGAGCTGCCCGACTACATCGACGCCGCGCAAGAGGCGGTCGACTTCCTCTGTGGGCCGTCCGAGGCGATCGCGGTCACCGAGGTCAAGCGTGCGGCCGGCGCGATCCCGCTGAACACCACCCCGGTTCTGTCGGTCACGTCCGTCACTGGCATGTGGGTCGGGCTGGTCTCCAGCGCGCTGCTGTGGAACGACCTCGACAACGGCGTCATCAACTCGCGCCCGCTGGCCGCCCCGTTGCTCGACGACGTGTACACCGTGGTCTATCAGGCCGGGCGCGCCTCGACGCCGAAGTCCATCAAGCAGGGTTGCCGAATCATCCTCGAACACCAGTGGCAACTGCAGCGCGGCACCGGCACCCGCGGCGGCTCGCGCCTCGGTGAGGACACGACCATGATCCCCGGCCTCGGCTACGCGATCCCGAACAGGGCCCTGCAGCAGATGGCCCGCTACCTCCGCGGCCCGGCGGCCGGCTGATGACCACGGCCACCGCGGCACCCGCAGTCCTCGCCGCCGTCAAGACCCTCTGGGCTACCGCCCTCGGTTCAACCGCGCAGGTGTTCCAGGGCTATGGGATCAGCAGTGACCCGAAACGAGCCACCCTCATGGTTGGCGTCGAGGACCCGTTCGGCCAGGGCGCGGCGGTCTCCTACAACGGGGACGCCGAGTGGGCGTACGCGAGCACCGTGACCCGCGAAGAGGACGCCACGATCCTCTCGAGCCTGTACGTCAAGAACGGATCAACGGACCTGCAGGCGG